CCACTAGGGTACTTAAAGACGATGAGAGCACCGCGGAAAGAGATAGCGCCAGCTAGTCTTTCACCTTCGCCAGGGAATACAGCTAATGTTCCTGATCCGACTCCAGTATAGTCCTGATGATTAGTGAGTGTAGTGTAGTACAAGCGATGAGGATCATTTGAGTTCCCTCCAGCGAATACTCGAGTGCCATGCTGAACACCAAAAGTAGGAAAGTTAGTTGCCCAATCCGCTGCCGGGTCAGTTATATTAGCAAGGACAGTCCAAGGAGTAACTGATACTTTGACTTGGTTAGTTCCGCTAAACATAAACAGCTTGCGAGCATTACCTACAGCTTCACCGCCAGCAGGTAAGAACCATGGAGCTGGATCACGAGCGTTAGTTAGACCAGAGGCTAGAGATGTAGCAAAGGCTCCACTTCCATCATCAGCTCTAGCGTTGCCATTAGCCAGAAAAACGACTATCTGATTTACTCCAGGTGTGGGCTGCCAGGTAATGCCAGATACAACTACAGCACCTGATCCCATAGCAGATGCATTTAGTTTTTGGGCGCCGCCCTCCTTTCTGATGATGCCTCCATCAAGCTCAGCGCCATCTACATAGATGAAATGCCCTGGCCCAGCCTGGCTAGGGTTCTGGCTGCCCGTGAAGCCCTGCTGGCCAACAGGCAGCGGGGCGACTAAGCCTCTATAAGACATTAGCGATGATACCTACCGCTGTTTCTAGTCCTGATATGGCCTGAATTAGTATCAATCTTAACATTCCGTCGGCGGTTGTCCTTGAGCATAGCAGCAAGACCAGTTCTAGCACCAAGAGCAATCGCGTTGCTTCGATCATCATTCTTATCAATCAGTAGATATGTGAGGGCCATGTCAGAGAGTAGATGTCTCCACTGCAAGGGGATGAGAGGAATGGAGAGCTCGCTGTCAGTAAGATCACTTACAACAGGCCTGTAGCGGGCCTCAAGACGCAGAGACGATCCATCTGTCATGCCGCCATGGCTGAAGCGGATGGCTGTTTCGCTAATGAGCGCCGCAGCCATTGGGACTCCACTATCAAGCAGACCTAGTGGATATTCGCCATCCATACGCTCTGGGCTCATGATGGGGATTTGGAGGGGTTTTCCAAAGCTCACTATTGGACCCATAAGAGCTTGAACTGATGCAGACAGAGAGTAGTCAACCTTCATAGCTTTGAAAACTGCACCAACGTTTGTCTCACCAGTCCAGACTTGGTCAAGCGTAGCAGAACTCGCACCTCCAGTGTGAGATGCAATTAGGGGGATGTCCTCTTCACCAACAACCTTGAGGCGACGGCCTGTTAGGCTATCAACTGGAGCAGAGTTGAAAATGATAGATGTAGAGCCTTGAGTTACTGCCACAAACCCAGTGTTGTAGACTGGTAGAAATGTTAGAACCTCGCTAGCTCTAAGCCACCACCAGTCATCCACGTATTCAGGGAGAAACTCGGAGACACCAGTGCATAGGGTTCTATTGACCCTGTTTATATACTCAATGACCTTGCTATCCCAATCTGAGGTGCCATCGATAGGTTCACTGGCCCTAAATAGTACATCTCGTTTTATATCTCGAGTATGGACGTAAGGCATTTCATCTCCTTACATCGTCGCCAGGATTTGGACCTTAAAGTTAGTAGCCTCATCACCACTTACTACAACTGGTCTAACATAGCGAGTGTTTTGAAGAATATCTTTAATGCCTATGGCCATAGTACCAAGGCCATCGCCAGGGCTCTCATCTAGTGTAGCCCAAGTGGTGCCATCATTAGAGCCCTGAACGTTGATGCTTCCGCCAGTTCCAGCATTACCACTGACTTGGATGGACTTGGTAGGCCAACGAGAAAGATCAGCCTTATTGCCAGTCTCAGTTGTCAGCAGACTTGACCAGGTTGCGAGGACCTGATCTTGCTGAATGAACTCTGTCACTACCGCTGCTGGCATCTGGTTTAGGCTCCAAGCCGGCTTCCCTGCGAGCTCTAGGAGTTAGTTTCTTCATCTCCTCTTTGGCCCACTCGGGAAGATCGCTTTCTTCAGTCTGCTCTCCATCAGCAGTGTAGAAAGAGCCGCCCTGAATAAAGATTAGAGCGGCACTCTCTATCCCCTCCTGATGTTCCTTGTCTGTCACGCGGCGGCTGAGACGGACGTAGGGACGAACGCTAGTGAGACGAATAGCTCCTGTGTCAGGGTCTCGTGAGTATTCGTGTGGCTTAAGCGTCAAGGTCATGCGCTGGCGATCATGTTAGTGTTAGCTGCAGGTTCTTCCCACGTTGGGTAGGCGACGATGCCGCAAGCAGCTACGAGATTGGTTGAGTTGCCAGCAGTCTCAAGAGCGATTTCTTGACCTGGCAGGACCTTGACGGGAGTGACCTTTTTGTAGAGCTGCTTTCCAGCAGCTGTAGTATCTGGGATGGTCAGGACGCCAATAGTTGAGGCGCCAGTTGTGGAGCCCGGCGTGGGCCTTTTGTGGAACGTTAGTGTTTCAGCCGCATCAGCAGCTACAGTGATTGTAGCCCAGATTTGATGGACTGTAATAGGAGTCATTCCTGGAAACAGGCGGCCTACAATTCCAGCTGTTCCAAGAGCGATGACGCCAGTGGCAGCAGTCACCATCTGAGTGAAGGATTTTTGATCAGAGTACATTAGAGACCTCCGCTCTTAGGTGGAGCCAACATGAACAATGCGAGCCTCACCAGCATTTGCAGTATCCCAGATGATGTCAAACTCCAGGATGCCATACCAGGCGACTGCCCTTGCGCGGCCGAAGTCCCCAGGGACTGCAGCGCGGAGCTCTGGGGTCATTGCCTCAGCAATGGCTACAGCCTCACGTCCGAAGACAACACCTTCACCAAGGACTGAGGCAGTGCCAACTTTGCCAAAGGCATTGGCGTGATTTGTCTCGATGAAGCGAACGCCTTCGATTTGGCCAACCTCACCAGTGAACTTGGCCTGAGGATCAGTGTATTTGTGCCACTCTTCCCAGTCAGCATCACGCTTCAGGCCGCGAAGACCAAGTGAGCGAAAGATGCCAACATAGGTGTCGCCGTCCAGCGGAGGAACGTGCAGAGTATCATACATGTAGTCTCTGATTTCCTCAACGTGGAAGAAGTTGAGGTTCGCTGTAGCAGCGGCCCCAAATGTTCCGTTTGTCGCAAGATTTGCAGTTGCAGCTCCAGTAGGAGCGTATTTGATGAGGGCTAGCTTGAAGGCACGGGCAGCTCGAGTATCGAGCCAAAGACGCATTTGGTCTTTGAGTTTAGCTTGGATGGGGTTTTCGAGATCAAATTCACTTAGATCAAGTGAGAGCGATGTATAAGGGACAGCACGACCAATCTCACGAACAGTGATAGTCTTTGTGGATAGATCAAATTCATCCTCAGGGATGCGACTCAGTTCATCGAGGACAGCATCAGTGGGCTCAGTGATATTTCTAACGCGGGTCAGCGTTACAGACTCACCTTTGTTCTTACCATAACCATCAACTGGGTCCACGTGGTCGATGCAGACGCTGTTAGCGACTGCAGCCTCGTAGAGCTTCTTTGACATGGCGTGGCTTTTGTAGACACCTGAGGGAGCGTCATAAGTCCAACTGAATGCCATTGTAGATCCCCTTTACGAGCCGATAGCTCGACGAGCTTGGCGCCTAGCTCGGATAATATCCCCTATGCCAACGACCTTACTATCCTTTTCAGGAGGAGCTCTAGGTGCTGGGGGCGCACTTCCTTCAACCACGACTTTTTTCCCGCCACCTTTTTTGGCAGCCCCACCGGCATATCGCAGGATGCGATCCCTAGTCAAGTCCGCGACCCTTCCAATGGCCTTATCGACCGTCATGGAGCCTATCTCAGCCAAGTTACTCCGGAGCGTCAGATCAACAAGGTCATGATCGTCCTTGAGGTCGGGGTTCTTCTGATAGAACTTATCCCAGAAGGCCTGAGTGCCTCTATCACGCTGGTAGCGCGTAGTTAGCTCATCGCGGACCTGAGTTGCTATAATGTTGCCGTATTTTTTGAGGGCAGCTTTTGGGTCCTTGAATAGCTCCTCGTCCCAATTCACAGCATCCATCGGATCAGCTGTCGCAGTAGGGGGAGATTTTGGTTGCGTAGGAGGCGTAGCACGGCGAAGCTCAGCCATTTCCTCTTCTTGACGAGTAAGACGAGCTTTTAGCTTGGAGACCTCATCTTGAGGCTCCGACTCAGGGCTGCCATTGTCGTTTGGCTCAGCTGGCTCAGCCGGCTCAGTAGGTGGATCAGCGCTGATAGGCCGATTAGCAGCCGGATGTCCAGACATTAAATCCGCATCATCTGGCTTAATTGGTTCTCTCGGCACGGCCTTTCTCCATTCTGTCAGCAGTTATGCCTCGGGTGTAGACTGAGTTTAGATCAGCTAGCAGGCTCCACATAGCTGATATTTCGGCCACGCAGCCAAGCAAGATCGTATGAGTGCATGTTTCGCCTCTATAATGAGCAACCATCTTGTCAGTGATTTCCTGTACACGCTTATCAATGAAGGGCTTGACAAGGGCTTGAGCCTGAATGGCGTCGCGGGCCTGCAACATTGCTTCAATGTTGCGTTCAGTGTCCTCATTTGAATAGGACGTCATTCATCTTAATCCCGTTTGGCAGCCAGAGGCGACTGCGACCACGCTTCAAGGCCTCTAGATCATGCTGGCGCTCAATTAACAGAGCCATGAGTTCAGTCATGATCCACATAGATTTTTCTATGAACGCCTGGCGAGCGGTTAGGTTATTAACTGGAATGCGATCGCGGTTCTTATAGAACCAAATTGTAAAGTTGGCCATCTGGTGTTCCAGAGGCTTTTGGCCAGACGCTCGAGCGTTGTACAGAAGTTCCTCTATGAGGACTTCTGGGCTGCTTACCTTCATCAGCGGTTTTTGCTAAACGATGTAGCGGAGGGGCTGTGTTCTTTGGGGTTGCTTCCAAGCTTGGTGATCACGTTAGTTGCACCGCCATCAGTGCTCTTGCCATCAGTGCTTGGCTTTGGACCAGAGCCACCACGAGTGGGGCCGCCATTCACACCATGCAAGGTGCCAGCACCCTCAGCAT